CCCTTGACCCGCTCGCAGAAGTCGCGCATCTCGTCGATCATCGCGAGCTCGGCCTCCTCGATCTCGGCCCCGGTGGCCTTCTCGCCGAGTTGAATCTGTCCGATGAGTAGGCCGCCGAAGTGCTCGGCATAACGCTCGAACTGCGACTGCCCCTCGGAGATCAGCGTCCATACGCCGGCCTCGAGGTCCGAATTCTTGCGCCGGGCAAACTCCTGGTAGCTGCGCGTCACCACTCGGCCCGGTACCTGGGCGCTGATGGTGTCGGCGAGGATCTGCAGGAAGGTGCCGATGGTGCTCACAGGCCGATCTCCTTGATGCCGTCACGGACGCCAGCGCGCACCAGCTCGGTGACGCGGTCGCGCTTGGCATCGATGGCCGGCCCCATGTAGGGCTGTGCCGGGGTGCCGTGTTGCTGGATGCTGCGGGCGATGACGAACGCGAGATCCCGCTCGTCCATGGCCTCGTCGTAGGGCGAGATCCGACGGGTGCGGATCCAGTCGATCAGGGGTTCGATCGGCGGCATCGGGCCGCCCGGCTCGCGGCCGTGCTCCATCACGTCGCCATGGCGAACCGTCGGGCCGACCTCGATGGTCATGGGGCCGGTGAAGCGGTGGCCGATCGAGTTGGTGAGCGTGCTCTCGGCCTTGGGCGCGCGGCGCTTCCCCTCGCGGGCGACTTCGATGGCGCCTCGCTCGAGCCCACGCACCGCCCGACGGCGGACCACGCCGGGCGAGCGGGCGAGCGCTGCCCGCACCTGCCGGTCACGAATCTCGAAGTTCAGCCGCAGCGTCATGCCCGTCTCCCGAACTCGTCCATCAGTTGCTGGTAGAGCGCCGCCGGGGTGCCGTTCTTCGGCCCCTGGGTGACGCCGTCGCGCATCTGTACCGGCTTGCCGATGTTGCGCAGGCTCATCTCTTTCATGGCCTCGGCTTGGGCGCGCAGGATCAGCAGGCCGCGGTCGGCGGCGCGGACGGTGGTGTCCGTCGCCGTGGCGGCGATCACGTGCTGCGCCACGTAGGTGACCGGGCAGGCGGCCCCGTAGCGGGTGACCTGGGCGACGGTCGGTGCCGGGCGGAAGACCACCCACGGTTGGCTGCCGTCGTGTTCGGCGGACAGGCGCGGGCGGCGGCCGGTATAGGCCGGGTCCCACGGCTTGGTGTCCGGGGTGGCCCAGCTCGACCAGTGAACGCGGACTAGATCCGCCGGGGCGGCATAACGATCGGTGCCGGCCTCGACGGTCAGAGAGGTGCGTACCAGCCGGGGACGCACGGCGGTGAGCGCCTCGGCGGCGACGTCGACGAAACGGTCGAAGTCGGCAGGGTCGAAGACGGTGGCCGCGTCCTGCAGGGAGGCGGTCAGGTCGTCGGTCAGGCTGGTGCGGCTCATGTCACTCATGTCGTCAGCACCCAGATGGAGAGGCCAACGGTGATCCCGGTCGCGATGCTTATCACCGCGCCAATGATCCCAACCACGACCCACTGGGAAATGCCCCAACGCACCGCATCGGTCGCTGCATGGCTCTGCCGGAATTCCTCCAGAGAGCGCAGGCGCTGGACGAGTTCGCCCTGCTCTTCACGAATGCGAACCAGGTCAGTGCGAATCGCCTTCATATCGGTGTCGACGCGCACTAGGTCGCGGAAGGCTCTGACCAGGTCCTTTACGTCCTTGCGAATGCCGGCGACCTCGTTGCGGACGCTCTCTATCCGTTCCTCGAGGACGGGGACAATGCCGTCTTCACTGCTGCTCATCGTTTGCCTCGTGCCAGTCGATCAGTTTGTTGAAGCGGGCGGCGAGGGCGGCGTAGCGCGCGGCCCATCCGATGCAGTGTCCCCAGACGGCCGGTTCGGCAAGGTCGGCAGGGGATCGGGCCTCGTCAGGAGTGAGCCGGGGGGCTGGGGGCAGTTGGTCACCACCGGGGCCGGCTCGGGCGGCATCGTTGAGCAGCCGGACAGCACCGCGAGTAGGGCGGCACTCAGCGCGATCCGGCACCTCGACGGGCACCCGCTCGACAATCCGCTCATATCGCACCTCGATCTTTCGTTGGGTTTTCGCCCAGGCCACCTCGATGGCCCGGTTCTCGGCCTGCCATTCGGCCTGTTGGTCAAGCGCCCGCTTGAGCCCCGCGGCGTGCTGCTGGGCCAGCCGGGCCCGCTCCTCGTTCCAGTCGGCGCGGGTGGCGTTCTCGCCGGCCGTCTCCCCGAGGCTGTAGGCCGCCCAGAGCAGGACGACCATCGCCGCGAGGATGCCGATACCGAGCAGGGCGCGCTTCACGGCCCCACCACCATCTGCGTCCAGTAGCCCCAGATCCGCCGCACGTAGGTGGTCGTCTCGCGGGCGTGGTGGCCGGTGACCGACGGCAGGCACTTGATGACCAGCCGGTAGCGGTTGGCCCCGTCACAGCGGCGCTGGGCCTGCAGGATGTTGCCGGCACCGGCGTTGTAGCTGGCCGCCGCCAGGCTGTAGCGGTCGGCGGCCGGGCGGGGTGCACTCCAAAAGGCGATCTGCTTGCCCTGGTAGTACGCGCCGGCGAGGATCGCCGGGCGGGCCATCAGGGGAGAGACGTGCCCCAGATCGAGCTCGCGCGCCACTTCCTGCCAGGTGGCCGGCATGAACTGGGCGACGCCCTGCGCCCCGACCGGGGAGACGGCCGACGGGTCCAGCCGGCTTTCCTGGAACAGCTGTGCCTTCCACAGCCGCCAGTCGTAGCCGGGCAGGTACTGCTCGGCCGCCTGCTGGATCGTCGGGTCGTACCGGTCAGGAAAAGAGGAGTCCGACCAGCAGGCAGACGCCCAGAAAACGCAGACCGTGATAAAGGGCAAGGCCCAGCGGGTCATGGCGCAGCACCTCAATCGCTTGGCTGAAAGAGTGCCCCGCGCGGCGATCAAGCCAGCGGAGCGTGAAAACGGCGCCAATGACGGCCGCGAGGGCCATCACCAGCGTGAACAGGGTCGAGGTGAAGAGCACTTCACTCATCGCCGCCTGCCTCCTTGTTGGCCGGCTTCTCGCCGTCCGTCTGGGCCTCGTCGCCGTCGGCCGGGTGGTCGGCATCCGACGACTCGTCGCCGTCTTCGCCGTTCAGCTGGCTGGCCGCGCGGGTCATCATCGTCTGCTGAATCGCCGAGACCAGGCTGGAGCGCTTCTTGCCGTCCTTCTCGAGCTGCTCCAGCTCGGCCAGTTGCTCGTCGTTGAGGGTGTCCAGCTCGGCGGTGATGTCCTTCACGGACTTGTCGAGCAGGCCGGCGAGGCCCGTGGCCTCGGAGAGGTCCGCGTCGAGGTCCTTGAAGTCCACCGGCTTGCGCGGGCGGTTGAGCAGGGTCTCGTCCACGAGGCGGGTCTCGCCCGGGGCGATCGACTTGTTGCCGACGTGGACGATCTTGTCCGAATCGTTGTGGTAGGGAATCTGGGCCATGGTTTGCTCCTCTCGGTTAATGCCCCTGGTGAAATCCAAGGGCGGCCGTCAGGCCGCCCGGGTGGATCAGCGGTTGCTGGCCGAGTAGGCGATCACCGAGGTGAGGCGCTCCCGGATCGGGGCCGGGGTGTGGATGGCGCTGTACTCCTCGCCGTAGGCCACTTTCTGGCCGGTCGGCTGGCCGGCGCTGTTGACCGCCTCGAACGGCTGGCCGGTGGTGAACGGCTTGGCCACCGTGTAGGAGGTGGTGCCGCGCACGCCCATGACGATCCGCTCGTCGCCGAGATCGATGCCCGGGGCGTTGGTGCCGAAGGCCGGCAGGCCCTTGACCATCTCCAGATCGCCCATGCCGTCCGTGTCGGTGCCGGCGCGCTTGCGCTCGGCCGCGAACTGCTCGGCGTTGGTGATGGTGTCGTTGAGCACCGGGCTCATCAGCAGGAAGTCCGGGTTGACCATGCGGTCACCGGAGAGCACCGCCTTGCGGGCGCCGATCTTGCGCAGCAGGCCGTTGAGGTGCACCTCGATGTCGGTGGTGCCGTTGTCCATGTCGAACTTCACCACGTTGGTGGCGTAGCTGTAGGACAGCTTTGCCGCGGTGGCGCTGGGCGTGACCGGGCTGCCGCTCGCGTCGACCAGCTGGACATAGCCCAGGTTGTAGTTGGTCGGGCGGTAGTAGGTGCCGGCGGACTGGTTGCCGGTGCCGTCATAACGCGTGACCGGCGTGCCGTCGACAGTGAGAGTGATCGGGTTGGCCTCGCTGCCGACCGCGTTGCCCTGCATGTCGTACTGCTGGTGCGGGCGGACGATCGGGAACTGGGCCGACTTGATGATGCTGTTGGTCCCGTCCAGCTGACCGGAGACATCCTCTTCGACCACGTTCTGCGCCAGGTAGGTGTCTGAGGCGCGCTGTATCTCGTTGGCGATGGCGCGGTGAACCAGCTCGCGCATGACGCGGGCGTTGGATTCGACGTTGCGGCCCCAGGCGTCCCAGTTGATGCGGCTGGCGCGGGCGAAGTGCATCACCTCGTTGGAGACCCGCATTGCGATCTTCCGTGGCAGGACGTAGGCCAGATCCATCTTCTGCGCGATCGATGCACCCGGAATACCCTCACCCTCGAAGACCACGCCGTCGTTGGTCACCGAGGAGGTGTCGCGCTCCTCGTAGGGGACCTGGGTGGTGGCCTGGGCCTGCGGGTCGGTCAGGGTCTGCACCAGCTGCAGGATGTTGAGATCCGAGAGGGCCTCGCGGATCACGGTGCGGGTGAAGCCCGCCGGGAAGCTGGTGTCACCGATATTGGTCTCCCCGCCGGCCAGCAGGCGCTCTTCCAGTACCAGGCTGCGGTGGTTGATGCGGTCGTATTCGGCCAGCACGCGCTGGACGAAGGGCGAGTCCTTCTCGGGGAGACGCAGGCGGCCGTTGGCGCCGGAGATCGAGCCGCGCAGGCCGTTGTCGATCGATTCCTGCAGGCGCTTGACGCCGTTGATCTCGTCGGTGTTCACCGAGGGGCTGCCGGCAACGTGGTAACCCATGCCGGCCAGCTGGCTGGACGTGGACATGCGGTTGCCCAGGGCAATCTGTCGGTCGGCCAGCTTCTTGACCTGTGTCTCGGACATTTCCGGGGTGATCAGGTCTTCGGCCTCGCGCAGGACCTTCTTGGTGTCCTCGTCGATGCCCTCGGCGCCGTCGATCGCCTCGTTGAACGTCTTGACGCGGGCGGCCTTGGTCTCGGTCAGCTGCTTGGATTCCTTTTCTGCCTGCGCCTGGCGGTCGGCGAGGATGCGCTCGACGTCGTCCTCGGTCAGCTGCTTGCCGGCATCGACGGACTCGCCCAGCTGGACGGTGACGTTGGCCGGTGCGCTGCCGATCTCCTCGGCGAGCTGCTTGCCGAGGTCCTCGAACCGAGCGGCGGCGTCGGCGAGTGCCTTGTCGTCCTCGCCAAGCTGTTTCATGTTCGCCTCGGCGTGCGAGAGGATCTGCTCGATCACGCTCTCGGAGAGCTTCTTGGCCACGAGCTTGGCGCGCAGTTTCTTCAGATGTTCTTTCATGACTGTCTCAGCCTCTTCAGTCAGGATGCGGGCCGCTCGGCCGCACAGGATGGTCGGGGTGTCGGTTTCGGCGAGCTGGATGGGGTCCAGCCGCTTGATGGCCGGGCGAACCACGAGGCCAGCGCCTCGCAGCAGCGGCCCGTGGGAGTCGCCGGTCTCGTTGTCGACGAAGTTCTCCACGTAATCCGCGGAGAGGTACCGGAATCCGCGCCGCTTGATCGCCTCGACGCCGTAGTCGGTCAGCTCGATCTCGCCGCGCAGCTTGTTCCCGTCCAGGAACAGGCGGCGGAAGTAGCCGGCGGCGCCTTCGTTGGGCTCGTGGGCGATGTCCAGCGCGATCTCCTGCCCGTAGGTGCCGGCATCGAAGTTCTGGATGAACGTCTCGAGCAGCTCGCGGGAGACCTCGAAGGTGCCGTAGCGGGGATCGGTGAACGTGCCGGCGCGGATGATGGTCGCGGTGATCCGCTTGCCCTCGGCGAGTTGCCGCGCGTCCACGCGGTCCGAGATGAAGCGGGGAGTGTCCGACCCGGTACCGCGTCCACGGTGGCCGGGGGCGGAAAGCTGGATGCGGCGGTTTCCGAGCATGTCAGTCTCCAGAAACGCAAAAAGCCCGCGCACCCCGGTATGGGGTGGCGGGCTTCTCGCCGTGTGGCGTTATGCCTGAATTTGGTTATCGGTACTCAGTTTAGTGCATTGTGCTGGCGAGTCAACGGGTTATCTCCCGTTGTCGCTGTAGGTCAGCGGAATCCGAACCCACGTCTTGCATCGGCACTTCGCCTCGGCCCCCCGCGGCAACACGCGGAGCACCCGGCTCTTGACCACGATCCCGTCGAACAGCACCTGGTTGCACTGCGGGCAACGGACTTCCGGACGGATGGAGGGGATGGCTTGGCGTTCAGTCGTCGATTGCATAGCGCTTTTTCAGGACCTTCCAGGGTGTGTTGATTTCGTTCTCGCTGAGCGTGCCGTCTCGCAGCAGTTGCGCCTTGCCCTTGCCCAGCACGGATTCCTGCACGTCGGCCGGCTGGTCTTTGAGCCAGGCGATCCGGTCGGTGGCGTTGGCACTCTCCACCTCGTCGGAGAAGACCGCTTCCTCGAATGACATGGTGTTGGGGTGCGCCGGCCACGGGCTCTTGCCCTTGGGGTACACGCCCGGGCCCAGCCCGTAGCGGTCGACGCTGGCGTGCATGTCGCACACGTCGGGTTTCGGGTGGTTCGGGGAGAGCAGGAATCGGGTGCCGATCACCTCCGGGTGCTCGAAGGCCGCGGCCTTGTAGGCCTCCCCGTGGGCGCGGTTGATCTCGGTGCGGAACAGGCGGCGGGCGTTGTCGTAGGGCGCGCCCTTGCCGGTCATGAGGGCGTCGCCGGCGAGCTTCTGCACGCGGCTGCCCTGGGCCATGTCCATCTTGCTGGCGATGTCTGCCGGTACCGCCTGGCCTCGGCCGAGCAAGTCCTGCGCGGCGCGGCTGGCCGAATCGCCCTGGATGACGGCCTGCTCGATCGCCTCGGTCACCACGCGATCGGCGTGCCGGTCCAGCCGCCAGATCCGGTCGGACAGTTGCAGGCCGTCCTCGGCGACGAGGTTGCGCACGAAGTTGACCGCGTCCCCGGCCACCTGGCCAAGCGGGGTGGCGATCTCTGCACCGGCCGCCGCCCAGACGCCGGCACCGACGTTGGCCGCCTCGCCGAGCGAGTTGGTCAGCAGCTCGTCACGCCCGGCCTTGAGATCCCCGAGCCGGGCCCGCACCTGCCGGAGCAACGCCTGCAACGAGGAAAGCCGCACGGTGTCACCGCCGGCCACCGCATCGATGTCCGCCCGGATCTGGTCGGCGGCACGCCGATAGATCGACTCGAGCGCGGCGAGCGCCTCGGCATCCATCGAGCGCATGCGCGTCTGCGCCTGTTTGGTGGCGCGCTTGATCGCGGCTTTGGTGGCGGTGCGGTCGTTCGTGGTCATCGCGCCTGTCTCTCCTCGAATATCTCGATCACCAGCCGCTCAACGTGCGGCCGGTCATGCAGCGGCACGTCCCGCAAAGCATCCCGGCGAGCGGCGCGCCCATCCATGCGGGCGATCCATTCGGCATACCGACGCCGGCGGTTGTCGATGGCATCGGGCATGCCCATGTGCCATTCCTCGGTCATGCAGCCGCATCCATTCCGATCAGGCGCATCAGTTGCTCACGCTGGTGCCGGACTCACCCTTACGGCGGTTGCCCGGGGTGATGGAAATGCGCGGCTGTGACGGTGTCCCGCCGTTGCCGCCGATCTGGTGCTCTGACGGGTAGGGCGAATCCGCGTCGGCTTCGTCCTCGAGGCGCTCGATCTCTTCCTCGGGGTTGAGGCCGGCGGTCTCCCAGGTGGTGCGACGGGAGGCGCCCAGTGCCTGTAGCTTGAGGCCGCGGTCGGCGCGCTGGTTGAGGGTCTCGGTCAGGCGCTCGGAGAAGATCACGCGGAAGTCGTAGGAGTCCGGGTTGATCCCGCGCAGCAGCAGGTCGAGACGGAAGCCCTGTTCGTATACCCAGGCTACCGTGTCCTGCAGGGCGTCCAGTTCGTCGAAGAAGTCCTGTTTTAGGTCGTCGAGGATGTCGCGGTTCAGGTCGGAGACGTAGCCGAACAGCCCTTTCGGTGCCGGGGCGCCGGAAAAGAAGGTGTCCAGCAGGTGGGCCACGTCGGCGATCTGGTCGAGATTGGCATCGCCCTGGACGGCTTGAACGCTGCCCTTGCGGTTGGAGTAGAAGTTGGTGGTGATCTGGGTCTGGTCGGCCTCTATATTCTCCCGGTACTTCTCCAGCTCCTCCTCGGTGGCTCCCTCGAGAAAGTGGGCGGTGCGCATGGGCGCACGCTCGCGGCGGCGAATCACGAGATCCTGCTCGGTCATGTGCAGTTGCCGCCAGACCTCTCGGGAGGCGTCGAGATAGGGGCGGCCCATGCTGCCCATGTCGTCGATGTTCCCCGGGGAAAGACGACCGAGGGTCATCTGCCAGAGAGCGAAGCCGGCGATGGCCTTGCCCTTGAGGTAGTCCCACTGCTCATAGGCGACGCGCGGGTCGACGAACTGGCCGTTCTCGCCCACGTTCGGTCGGATCGTCTCGGTCGGCATGCGCACGCCCTTGACCACGCGGCCGGTCTGGTCGACCACCCACTGCATCGGCAGGTTGCCTTCCATCATGCAGCCGCGGGCATCGCTCTCGAGCTTGGCGCGGTTGTTCAGGCCCAGGCGGGCGACGTAGTCGGCGAACAGGCGATGTATCCGCTTTTTCCCGGCGGCCCCCTCGATTCGCAGGCCGCCCTTGGTCATGGCCCGGGCGGTGCGGCCGTGGATCTTCTTCACCCGGCCATCGCGGGCGTGCATCTGGCGGATGTCGTAGATGGCCATGCGCAGCTCGGGGTCTGCGTACATGGTCTGATAGAGCGCCTCGAGCCGGCGCTCTTCGGTGGTGCGCACGCCGGCTTCGCTGGTGTTTGGGGTTGGCTCTTCCGCCGGTGTCGGCGACTTCCGATTCCCGAAGATTCGGCCGATGAGTTTCATGCTTCGCTCCCGATGAGTTGGTCGCGGGTCTTTCGCTGGACCTGCACGACGGTGGGGACTTGGCCGGCGCCGCGCGTAAGCAGGCCCCAGCAGGAGGCCATGGCGGCATCGAACAGGTCGTCCCCGACCTGCTTGCGGACCATCTTGTAGCTGGAGTAGCTCTTGCCGGTTTCCTCGGCGCGGATGTTGATGAGCTGTTTTTGCAGATCCTTGAGGCCGGCGGCGTCCGGATCGTCGTCATCGATATGATCGACGTAGGGCAGGGCGCAGCGGCGGTTGTAGAAGGCGGCCTGCAGGCCGGTGGCCATGCTGTGCTTGACCATCCCCTCGAAGCGCAACGGGGCGAAGGCCCAGTCTCCCCACGCCGAGGCCGTGGAGTCGCCGTCGGCGATGGTGCGCCGGTCGATCCGGGTCAGGCCTTCGGTGAACAGCTCGTCGTTGAGCTGGGTGAGCATGCCCACGGCGTAGGCATCGCCGATCGCGTGGTCGGGCTGGTAGTAGCGCCAATAGCTCTTCAGGTCGTTCTTCACCACGCCGTCGTCGGTACCGGCCGGCCAGGTGCGCGCCCAGATCGGCACGAAGAACCCGCCCATGTCCTCGCCGACGACGAGGGCGTGCCGGGATGCGTTCGCGGATTCGCCGTGGCCGGACGCGTCGTAGCCGAAGGAGATCAGGCCGCGCTTGCGGTAGGTCTCGCCGGGCACCGGCGGTTGCGGCTCAAGACGCGCGCGCACGCCCAGCTGGATGGCCCAGCGCAACCACTTCTCCCAGATAAGGTTGCGGGATGCTGTGTTTACGCACAGTAGTTGCCGCGCGAACTCGTCTGGGGACATTTCTCCCCTCATGTCCTCGATGAACTGCTTGTTAAGCAGGCCCAGCTCCATGGCGTTGACGGCATTGCCAATCGGCACCGGGTAGCTGTAGCCCTGGGCGTCCACCTGGTTGGGCTCGAGATAGCCCCGGGCGATCAGGTTCGCCACCTCGTCGCGGGCGCGCTGGCCATGGAATGCACCGAGCACGTGATATTTACCGGAGTCGATCATGTCCGTGAGGGTGTCGGCGCCCTTGTAGACACCGGTGATGCGGATTTGCGGATCGTTCTGCGATTCCTTCGATGCACCAAGGCGGCGAGTGGAGCCCATCATCAGCAGGAAGCGGGAATAGAGCCGGTCGGCCGGCATGTCGTCGACCTCCTCAAGGGAGGCGGCGGTCAGATCCCCGCCGTCGACCTGCGCCATGATCCCGTAGCACCGTGCCAGCGAGCGGTTGGCGAACTCGTAGTAGGTGTCGGCGATCTGTCGGCGACCGCTTTTGACCCGGATATAGGCCGAGAGGATCTCGGAACTTCGGATCATCTCGAGGTGGTAGGACAGATTGACCTGACTCTGCGCCTCGCGCGGCGCGACGATCCCCAGCTCCTGATCCGCATGGCGGGAATTCCATTGCAGCTGGTACAGCTCTTTTATCGCCGTCTTGCCCGTGCGACGCGAGGAGAAATCGAGGGTGTTGTTGTGCTCGTCCATTTCCTCGCACTTGAGGATCTGGATCGGGTCCAGTTCGACACCTAGCACGTGCTTGAACCAGGTGGCATGGTCGCCGGCGTAACGCTGGATCTCCGCCTCGGCGACGTTCTGCAGCTCGATGCGCTTTCCGTGGGAGACGCGCTCAGCCATCCTCGCTGTTCCCCTCGATCACGCGCGGCTCGTGGCTCTTGTGGCTGCGGCCGATCAGATCCTTGAGCCCCTCCACGGACTTGGCGGTGCGTTTCTGGAAGCCGAGCACCGTCTCTCGGGCGGCGTTCTGGTCGGCAAGCTGTCCGCGCAGCGTGGCTTCCTCGCCCTGCTGCTTGGCCGTCATGCCCATGTCCTCGAGCGTCATGTTGTTCTTCTGGATGAAGTCGATCAGGTGCTTGAGGAGCGGGTGGGCCTTGATCTCGTTGAGCGTCCGGTGTTCGCCGGTCGCCTTGTCGAAGAACTCGACCAGATCGATCCGCCCCGTCTCGTTGTCCTTCGTCCAGACCGGCACGATCTGCCGCGGGCCGCCGTCCTGTGCGATCGAGAGGATCATGTCGTTGATCATCCCCTGAAGCGCCGCCTGGTTGCCGCCTTGCAGCTGCTTGAGAAGCGAGACGTCGCCGGTGTCGGTGGCAATCTGATACTGCATCATCAGCTCGGCGCGCTTCATGCACGCCTTGTGCTCGGTGCCGCAGCCGTTGTTGAGGTACTCGCAGCCGTCGCAGGCCGGGTACTTGCCCGGGCGGGCGGGAAAATACGTGGCGGTCCGGGCGAACATGCCGTGCTTCATGGCGTTGAAGCGGGAAACCTGCGACTGGCGGCCGCCCTCGAGGTTTTCCAGGGAGCGTGCGCGGCCGTCGTCGGTCTTCGGGCCGGTGGCGTGAGCGTGGGCCTTCAGCAGGTTGCGCTCCCACGCCGCCTGGGCGGCTTCCTCGCCGCATTCAGGGCAGGGGGCGAAGTAGTCCCACGGATGCCACGGGGTCGCCGGCTGCTCGACCACCCGGGCCGGCGCGCCTTCCCACTGATGACCGCATTCACGGCACCGGAATCGGATCTGTTCGAGCTGGTCGGGCTTGTCAGACACGCGGCGAATCCAACCGGTTGATATATCGGCCGATTGTAACCGAAAACGGGCATTGATGCCCGAAACCGCGCACGCGGCGCGCGCCGAACTTCAAACCCGTGCAGATAGCCAGGTACCCACCTCCCCACCTGGGGGTAGCGGACCACTATGCCGACCCCCCACCCATACCCAGGCACCCGGGATTCCAGAGATTGAACTGCGGGTAAGTGAGAACAGGCACCCACACCAACCGCACCAGCAAGCCACCACCCACCGGCTGAACTGCGGGTAATGACAAAAGGCGCAGTTTGATACCCCCGTTTCAGAGGCCAGTTTCCAGAGCCCCCACAGACAGACGGCAACATCGGAGTAGAGCGGGGTTGGGGAACAAGAGAGCCCGCCCCAATGGGGGTTCTGTCCCCCTAACAGAGAGGGGAAGGCGTGCCTCGGGTCATGGTGGATACCGTGGCGGGGTCGTGCTCAGAAAGGCCGAGATCTGATCTTCACCCGGTGGACCTGCTCAGATTGGGCGGGAGTTGAGCCGGTCAGAGATGGCGGGCGAGATCGGAGACGGGGGTCTGGATCCGGGAGAACGGGCTG